GCTTTTTTAGCAGGGTCTACTACATCATCTTTTTCTACTGTAGTAACAACATCTTCTACTAAATTAGTTTCTCCGAAGAAATCATGTTGCTGTGAAGTATCTTCCCAGCCTGCAAATTGATCAATGGTTTTCTCTGTTCCACTCATAATTGTGACAAATTTAAGTTTAATTATTTAATAAATTACATTTTAAAAATGAACTCTTTTCATTTAAAACGTAATAGCTTTTATTTAGAAGTAGCTCCTTTTTGAGCTAATTCTTTTGCTTTAAGTTTATTTTTTTCTTTAGCATCTGCTATTTGAAAATCTAAAGCTCTATTTTCTTTTGCTAAAGTAGCTCTTTTAATTTCAGCATCTACTCCATGTTTAGCTACTTCAAGAACATCAGGAACACCATCATTATCTTGATCTTTATTAGGATCAAATCCCATAGATAGCATAGCTTGTACTTGAACTTTAGTTTTTCTTTCTTCTTCAGCTTTAAGTATAATCATATCAGCTTCATGTTGCCAGCCTTCTTTTTCATGTTCTTGAGCTTTTTGTTGCATATCTGCTTTGGCTTTTTCTTGAGCTTGTGCAGCAGCTTGTTCTCTTTCAGCTCTTAAATCTTCAGACACAAGTAATGCTTCTTCAGCTTCTTGTATAGAATCTTGTTTAATAACTTTAAGAACATCAGACAATTCAATTTTTTGATTTTGCATTGCAGCATGAGCAAGTTGTTGTATAGTCTGTTTAATTTCTTCTGACATAGAAGAGTCTTCCATAAATAAACCTAATGTACTTTCATCAAGTAAATTAACATCCATCTGTAACATTTCTGCAGACATATCATCTAATATATAAGATATTTGTTTTTTGTCTGAAGAAGCATAGGCTACTTTGGCAATATCAAGAAGTCCTTGAAGTACATTTCTTTTAATACAGTTATGTAAGTCAAAGTATGGCTCTAGCATGTGGGAAGTTTGTACAAGATTTTGTTGATTGTTTGTAACTCTTTCAGATACAGAAGTTTGACCTAATACAGGATCTGTAATACCTACAGCTTTACCACATTTTTGTTCTAAGTAATCTGCAAGTTGAATATACTTCTGAATATCAGAAGCTAATGAAAGATCTAGTGTTTTAGCAATAGTATTTACATCACTTTGGTTCATTCCTTCTTCATCAGGATTATACCACATAAAAGGAGTACTTTCAAAAAAGTACTGCCATTTCTTAAGATCTATTCCAGAGTCAGTAGGAATAGCATTAATATTCATCAATATCTTTTTACCTTTATCTGAAGCTAAGAGTAATTCTAATCTATACATTACTATGTTGTAATAGTACTGATAAACTTTCATTCTATCCATTACAGATGTAGGTTGAGAGTTTGTATTATCATATATAGCACCATAATAAGGTAAGTGACATTTATAAATATTATCAGGGTCTTTAAATTGTCCTGGTACAGGTCTTAGTTCTTTATAGATTTGCATACCTATTTTATAACCTTCATAAACTTCAGGTATCCATTCCCAGGTAATATTAATATCACCCATATCTCTATTTAATTTATAACCTTCATCAACCATAAACTTAGTTTGAAGAACTCCATCTTCATCTAGGTAATCTAACCAACCTATTTTTCTAAGGCCTTTAAATACACAGTGTAAAACTCTAACAGCATTTTTATCTTCATAAGTAAGATATTCATCAAAGTTAAAAAGGTTATCATGAACTCTTTGAGTAATATGATGATTGTAGTTTCTCCAAAGAGTATCAATCTCTTTATCATCTAAATCAAAAGTCTGTACAATTTGAGAAGGGTGCATTCTATACTCTGCTGCTGCCCATTCTCCTTGTTCAATGTAGTCAAGGTCTGAAGCTTTATCACAAGAAAATCTAACAGGATTGACAACTTTCATTGCTGGTTCTCCATTGATTATCCCTAACCAATATACTTCATAAGCAGAAATAAGTCCATGTTTCCAACCATTGTTAAACTTCTTTCTTGCATCTAATTTTTTAATTAAGTAGTTTAGTAGTTGTTGACCTTGTACTTCAGCAGGATCTCTATGATCTCTTTTCATATATGCTCTGACTTTGTCAGGAGTCATTTGCTGAATTTCAGCTTCCATTTTTTGCTGCATTTCTTGCATCTCTTGCTCAGTAAGTTCTCTACCTTGCATTTCAGCTTGATACTCAGCTTCTTTTTGTTGTCTAATAGGAGCCATTACAGATTCAACAACAAAGTTTTGAATTCTCTTAGTCTCTTCTTCTATTTTTCTATTAGATGCTTCTTTATTAGTAGCCATTACTCTATACCCAAAAGGTCTTTTCATTTCCATACCAATAAGAGCTTTTATTCTATAAGAACAAATATCTCTATTTACCATTTGAGCTGGGAGTTCTCCCATCTCTGAACCATAAGGTGTTGCTACATAAGCAAAATCAGATAAGTCAACAATGTTATTAAATAAATCATAATTAACCCTCATTCTTTTATACTCATTAACTCCTCCATATCCAATAGATAAGAAGTTAGCTTTAGTATCATACATGTCAATCTTTTCTCTATACCATAGGAAATTATTGTCTTCCTTCTCTTTTCTACTAAGTCTTTCAGTAGAATAGGATTTGGGTTGGGTAACAGGTTGATTCATTTTTCTTAAGATAAGTATTTACAAAAGTAATAATTAATTTAATCTTTGTGTCAAGTTCCTAGTATTATTTTTAACATACATAGTGTCCATCATGGCTAATAGCTGTTTTGCTTTAGTGTTTCCTTTTGATTTAGGTTCATATTCTTTTCCATGTAAATCTTCTTGGTCTTGAAACATTACTTGCATAAGTGCCATAACCCTATCAAAGTTTCCTTTTCTATTATACCCTATTAATTCTTCCAAGAGTCCAATAGAATATATTTGATCTAAACCTCTAATAGGCATACCATCTTCATCAAAATCAAGTGTTTCTAATAACCAAGATTTAATGTACTTTTCACCTGCATCTTTAAGTTGATCTATCATGTGGCATCCATAAAGTCTATTAACTTTAGAATTCTTCACATTCTTCTTTATAACTTCATCAGGTTGATAAGCAAGATAGTGTAATTGTTTTCTTCTTCTGAAGTAATCCTTAACATGGGTCACCTCATTTTCATGCATAATAGTTGTGTTGTAAAGTTCAGCAAATAATCTACAAATGTAGTTTACATCATCTGCTTCTGCAGGTCTTCCAACATATTCTGCTACAATTATTCTTTTAGTTCTATCTCCAATAATTACTGATTTATATACATAAACAGCAGCAAGAGAAGAACCTTGTGCTTGTCTATAAGGGTCATATCCTATTTTAAAAGCACCTCTTTGAGGCACTTCAGGTGGATACTCATAAATAACAGGACATCCTTCTAAAGAAGTGTTGTCTGGTTTTTGTCTATATATTACATTAGCAGTACCATCTAAGATAGGTTCTGCTTTTACTTTTTTAGATTCATAGTCATAAAATAGTTTAACAGGAGTACCCATTACCATGTGTAAATTCTTTGCTTTAACTATTTCAAGTTGTCTCTTTAGTTCAAGTACAGGAAAGTTATTTGTAGATACCATACCAAAGGCTTCAAATGGGCCCAATGGTTTTTCTTGCATTCTTTTTTGAATATCAGCAGAAGTTGCACCATTATCAAGTAATACTTTTCTTTGAGCAAGTTCTAAAGCTTTAGCTCCTTCTCTATCAGAGTTACCTTGATCATCATAGTAACCTTCCATGTTCCAAGTAATAGGATGAAAGAAACCACACTTCATATCTTCAGAATCTTCATCCCAAATATTTTGAAATGGTAACATACCAAATCTTAATGGGTTAGAATGCATCTCAGAGTAATCTGCAGTACCACCTTCCATATCTCCTGAAGTACCAAAGACAGTAATCATACCTGTTTTAATTGCTCCTCCCATTACACAATCTTGAGAAGCAGCATAAGAATCTTTAAGAAGTCCAGGTGTACCAAATGCTCCAGATTCTTCAAAGATTAAATCTCTAGCATCTTTACCCCTTGCGGCATCTGCATTATCTTTAAAAGTAAGAGCCATTATTTCAGACAAGAAACCTACTTCAATCTTAACCCCATTTCTATATTCAATAGTAGAAGCTTTAACGTGGTCCATTTTATCTACAACATCTTTAGGATAAACCCAAGCAGTATTGGCATTAATAAAGTTGAGGTAGTTAGATGCCATTGTAAAGATACCTTTAGGGTAAAGGAATTTCTTTTCATAAGCACCAAAGATAGTAAGTGCTTTAGGATAGCATAGATAATTCTTAACTGCAATAGCTGCATTCTTATAGGAGTAACCTTTTCTTCTAGATTTACCTACAATAAGATTATATCCACCATTAAGATAAGTTTCTTCAATTTTTACTTCTAATTGTAGTCCTGCATACAAATCAGAAAGATTTGAGGACTCACTTACAGGAACTCCTAGTCCATCTACTATACCATTAAAGGCAATTTCTCTTGCCCAAAAGTAATTGTAATCTCCATCCCAAAAGTCAGGAAAGTCAGTAATTTTAGCAGATTTTTTGGCATTCATATCTTCTACCTTTAAAATAGGACAGAAGTTTAAATAGAAATAATGGTCCCCAGTAATTTTTACACCACCTGAAGAATGACCATTAATAATTCTATTTCTTTGTTCTTGCCAATATGTGAACCAATCAGGAGAACCCCAGGGATCTAGACAGTATGTCCCATACTTCTGGAATTTTCTAGCTTCTTCCCGAAACACCTCTGTGTTAATCCAAATCCCATCTGGGTTTCTGATAGCTCCTAATTGACTCATATATTACTTACCTTTTGACTTAATCTTTTTTTCTTGCTTTAACATAGCTGTTGTAGGTTTCTTTCCAGACCCTGCATTCTCTCTAATGTTATCCCAAAGACCTTTCTGTGATACAGAACCATCTTTTCTTTTCATCATCTTAGCCATTATGTAACAATGTTTTTAAGTCTATACAAAGTGTGAGCAATAAGTTGAGTCATTTCATCAATTTGATTTAAAAGAAAAGGCTCTTTAATACTTTCTCTTTCTGCTAAAATAGTGTTGTATAAACCTTTAAAATAAACTAAAGGGCTATCAATAACTTCTGACTCATCTACTTCCTCAAGAGTAAAAGAATCATCAATACCCATTGAAGTTTCAATGTAAGTATCCACTAAATCTCCTACTGAATCATAGAAAATACTCATAGCATTATGTAGTGCAAGAGTTTTGTCTTTTTGTCTCAAGTGAGTTAAATGAGCATCAGTTCTTGCTTTAAGTAATAAAGCAGGAATAGTTCCTCTTGTACTTTTTGTAGATGCAGAAGTAATTTCTTCTGTGTAATCATCATCATCTAACATAGATGCTAAGTTTTTTGCCATGTTTTCTAGGATTTAAATTAATCAAATAAGTTTGTGAAAAATCCTTTTTCAGTAAGGTCTTCAGGATTTTTCTTAGCTCTTTCATGAGCTTTGTTGATTTCATCTTGGGTAAAAAGAATACATCTTTCATTAGACCCATCTTCATCTTCTACTTGCACTGCAATATAAGATAAAGCTGAACCAAACTTTCTGTCTGTATTGTCAACCTCAATTAATCTACCTTTTACTACTTTTGCCATAATCTAAAATTTTAAGTTATTAAATAATAAAGTGTAAAGATATACATTTATTTTAGACTTGAAGGATCTGCAAAAGGACTAACTACTTTTTGTCCTTTATTTTTAATTTCTTCAAATACCTCATTATCAACTTTATCTCTTAGAGTATTAAGGTTTTCAAGTACTCTAGAGGTATCATTTAAAGCTGAGGTTATATCTTTAGGTTTAAAGATTGGTGCTCCTGTTCTAAGATTTACATCAGACATACTGAAGTTAATAAAAAACTGTTGCATCTTTTCAGCTGCAGATTTAGCAGCCATATAATAATTATAAGTTACAGAAGCTTCTGCTTGAAACTCTTTTAACTTAGCAATACCATAAACAAGTAAAGGATCTTCTTGGTCCCAATCTTCTCTTGTGATTATATCTTTGATAATCTTTTCAGGTCTTTGATTTTCAGCATATCCTGAGTAAGGATTAGACTTTTGTATTGAAGCCATAAACTCTATATAAGATAGGTCTTCAATGGCATATCTTTTATCTGCAGAAGTATCTCTTTCCCATATCTCTTTAAAAGGAGGGATAAGTAATACTTGTGTTGTAGGAGAAACTACTTTACCTTCTACTGTGAATAGTAAACTCATAATAAATTGTATTTTTTAGCATCAACTTCATTTATACTTTTTGAAATGACTAATGCATGTGAATGAAACTCTGGTAATCCTATTACGTTAACTCCTATTTGAAAGTCAATGTAAAGAGTTGTGATATACATTCTAAATTTTTTTGACATACTTTATACTTTAAAGATTGCTGTTGATCTGTTTAACCATCCTTTTAAGAACTTACCTAAACTATTGTTTGCTCTAACAAGAGTATTGTAAGCTGTATTTCTGGCTTTGTATAAACACTCTTCTGTTACATATTGCATTTTTTCCCTAGTTGCAGGACCAATAATTCCATCTGCAGGGACTCTTGCACAACTTTGCATTATTTTAATTGCTCTAGTATTCCCCATATTATAAGCAGTATCAAAATACATAAGCCTAGATTCAAGAGGAAGTATAAAAGCATTAATAGCTCTGTAGTATTTAGTGTAAGCAATAGCCGCAGCTTCTTCATAAGTTGTATCTTTAAAATCATCAAAGTTTTTAAACATTTCTTTGTTATGGTTGTATGCAATACCCCATAAAGTCCAACCTCCTGAGTCTCCAGCTACATTGTGTAAATTACCTCCTGCTTTGGGATTTTTTACTCCTTCCCAAATTAATGTTCTATTGAATACATGTTCTTTAAAATATTCAAATTCTTTTTCTACTGTTGGAGTAGCTTTGGCTAGTCTTAGGTAGTCTCCTATGGTGAGTTTATTTGCCATTATCTAGTTCTTGTTGCTTGAATTGTTAGTACTTCAGTCAAACCATTAGTGTAAAGAATGTCAATTCTTTTGTTGATTGCTTGCATACCTTTTACTTGCATAGGAATAAGACTATTACTATATGTAATAGTTAATAATCCTTTTTCTCTGTCATACTGAGAAGTAGTACATCCACAGTAAGGTTTAATACTTTCTATAGTAGGCATACCAGGTAAAGCTTCAAAAGTTACTTTTTTAGGAGTGCCAGCTTTAATCATTCCTAAATTAATTATAGGGTTTTTCCAGTGACTCATTACTTAGTAGT